CCACACTTCTTCCTCTTTCCCTGTTCATGGGAGGGATCATATTCTCAGTCGTCTTGACTTGGCGAACAGCATCCGCGAAGGCGGATCTACATCATCGACTCGACATGATCGAGAAGCGACTGGACAACATCGAGGACAAGCGATGAGGAAGCAGACATTCTTCTTGAATCTGTCAGCGTTCATCATCTGGATCTCAATCCTTGCGTTCTCGATGATACTTCTCGCATCCATGAACGGATGCTCCGCAGTGCAAGAGATCTCCGACAGCACTGGCAACATAGACAAATTGTCACAATCGAGCGAGGATCGCTTCGTCAAGATTGCCGACATTTCGACAGTCAAGGAAGTAGACAAAGAAGCAGAAGAAGGTATCATAGAACAGCAGGAGATCCAGAACTCGGTGTCGAACATTCGGCAAGCACTCCCACGGGTCGAGGATAAATCTCCTTCATGGATGACGTTGTTTGAGCGAGGATCGATTGTATTGATATTGATTGCGATCATTATCCTTCTTTGGCAAACAGGAATCGGATCACTCGTTCGATCTTTGCTTTACTCCGTCAAGTGGTTCATCCCTCGAAAAAGTATGCGAGATGCAGAGATGGACATGAAGATTGCAGACGCAGATCATGAGATGACGATACGAGAAGCAATCGCATCAAAGCGAGCATCTGACAAAGCGTACGACTCAGCATACAAAAAACTCAAACAAGGAAAATGACATGGACTTAATTCAAGGACTACTGGACTCTATATTCGCAGTTGGCGTAGGAATCATCATCGGTGTTCTTGCCGATCGACTCGGCTTTGTTGATTGGCTCAAGGGACTGGTCATTCGGAAGTAATGACTTCGATCTCTACAATTCACACGACCGTCGGGACAGAGGTTGCAACAACTGGTGTGACATTTGCGGAGGTTGCGGAATCAGACGCTCTCACAGACGGAAAGACATACTATGTCATTTGTCATGGACTGGTCGAGTCTGATTCTGCGAGCGTCGTGTCACAGTGGCGACTTGTCGATCGAACAAACTCTGACGCGGTTCTCGCAGGTTCAACTCTGAAGCGCGAGGTCACACAGGCAAACAAGACGCAAGGATATTCGTATATCGGGAAGATCACTGCGGGATCTGACGGAGGCGGGATTGCTTTTGAACAGAGTTCGAGTATCGGACAGATTGCGCGAACGCAGTATCTGTCCATGATCCTTCTTGACTTGAGCGAGATGAACTCCTCCGACTACTTCTACGCGACCGACACAACTTCGGCAACACACACAACGACGATGGCGGATCGTGTTCAAAAAACTATCACAAGCGATCCAGATGACGAGTGGCTTGTGTTTGGATTCTGTGAAACTTCGATGGACTCTACATCCTTGAACGCTGAAGCCGTGTTGTATTGTGATAATCCCGCAAGCGAGAACAGCGAGCCTCTCTGGTCATACGAGGGAGAGGACTTGACAGAGATTCTTCAGTTCTGGACTTGTCGCGTGTTCACTATAATCGAGGATCCTTCTGGAAAGTCGGTGGACTTTGCAATCAAGTCGCGCGATGATGCAGTCGGAACTCAGAACACGTATGAAAGTTCTTCTCTCTTGGGGTTGCGACTCAATGCCTTTGAGCAGAGTGTGTCCGAATACACTTCTGCTGAAACCTCAACGACTGCGACAACTTGGCAAGAGTTGGAATCGCTATCCATAACGCCAGACACTACAGGCTCTGTCTTGGTCTTTGGTACTTCGATCTTTGATGGCGACTCGACGAATAGAAAAACATACGAACGCATCCAAGTTGATTCAGTCACTTCTCCAAACAGCATTCCAGACTCAGAGTTCTCCGCAAATATGAACGACGGATCTTCCTTGATCCCATTGCCATACGCGACGCAATATACAGGAACAGCCGACACTTCTGCAACTATCAGTCTTGATGTGAAGAAGGGTCACTCGGCAGACACAGGATGGCTCCAGTACACGCTCTGTGCCTTCTCGACAGAACTTGCAAGCACGGCTCCGATCACTTGGAGTGATGTTGCTTCGCAGACATACAATGGAGGAGATGTTGCAACTGACAACTACAATGCAGGCGACACAGCGACGGAGGTCAATTGATGAGCAGTACACCGACAAGGGCTACAATATACGAAGATAGTGGAACAACTTGCATGGCTCGGATCATGGGAGATGATGCGTCTGCGATCACGCAAGCGGGTCTATCTTCGATCACGTTGAACGTATTCAAGGACGACAGCACAACTGCTGAGATCACATCAACAGTGTCGATCTCGACTTCCGTGTTCGACACATATCAGACGGACGCGCGATGGAGCAACAAGGATTCGACTGGATACAACTTCCGTCATCAGATTCCCTTTACAGTGATGGACACAGGCGACGCAACCTATAGATGCGAGTACAAGTTCGTTCCAAGTTCTGGCAATCCTTGGTTTGTCGTGTATCTGATCGATACAGTGGAGATCCGTACTTCATGATGCTATGGTGGTCATCGCTTGTGGTGATACTTTCAGATCCCACGCTTCACGGATGGAGTCACTTATGCGCCTACGCTTGACATGTGATCTCTCACAAGAACAGATCGACGGTGGTTTTGACTGTACGCTCTTGACTATTCATTCACGATTCGTGGAGTGGCTTTTGTCTTTGCAGTTGCCGATCGTTGACTTCCGTATCTTCTGGCAAGACATCGACGACACAGATCCTCACATGTTCGTCACGGCAGAACTTCTACAGGACGGAGAGTTCTCTATCGATGTGAAGTTCTTGGATGAGTTACATCTGGGCGGTCGTGATGAGTGATAGAGGAATCGATGGCAAGTTTGCAAAGGGCAATCAGTGGACATTCAGAGAGAAGCCTGAGAACATCAATCTCAATGGTCGTCCAAAGGGTCGATCACTTTCTGATCACTTGCGGAAGTTGCTAGATGACGAGGAGAATGGGGAGAATCTGGCGGATGCGCTTGTCAAGATGGCGGTCGATCGTGCTTTGCGTGGCGACTTCAAGTTCTGGCAGGAGATCATGAACAGAATCGACGGTCGAGTTCCGAACACTATTGCAGGAGCAGACGGATCTTCATTGACATTCTTGATCGGTGAGGCAGTACAATCAGAAGATGAGCAACAAGAACACAACGAGGATTGATCTACTTCCGCAACAGTTGAAGTTCATACAATCAACAGCGAGGGAGTTGATCTATTCGGGAGCATTCGGAGCAGGCAAAACAAGAGCAATCTGTTATCGTCTTGCTATTCGGGCTTCAAGGGTCGGAGCAAGAGAGGGTCTGTGTCGCAAGACGGTCGTATCTTTGAAGCGTTCAACGCTCAAGACACTACTCGAAGCGGATGGATCACTTCCGCCAGTGTTGCCAGAAGGGTCGTATGAATACAAGAAGATCGACGGAGAGATCAAGATTCACGGTGGCGGATCGATCATGCTGTTCGGAATGGAGGACTCGGCTCGAATTGCCTCGATGAACTTGAGTGGAGTCGCAGTTGACGAATGTGTGGAACTCACAGAGAAGGACTGGACGATGCTTCGAGGACGGATTCGGCTTGCGATTCCAGAACTTCCCAATCAACTGTATGGGGCTTGCAATCCAAGCACTCCGCAACATTGGATCGCGAGAAGATTCGGTCTTGCAGGCGGTCATCAATGTCAGCCGAATTGCGAAGCAATCACAACAACAAGCCGTGACAATTGGTTCTTGCCGAAGGACTATGTTGAAGATCTTGAAACAATGACGGGAGTTGCTCGCAAGCGATACGTCGAGGGATTATGGGTCGGCTCAGAAGGCTTGGTCTTTCATGACTGGGATGAGTCGAAGTTCGTTGTCGATGAGATGCCTGCAATATCTACGATGGATCGAGTAGTGGTGGGAGTCGATGAAGGATGGAATCATCCGTCAACACAGATTCTGGTCGGGATCAAGGATGACAATGTGTTCGTGTTCGACGAGTTCTGTGAGCGACACATGCTCGAAGTTCAAGTCGTCGATCATGCTATCCAATGGAAAGAGCAGTATCCAGAGATCGAGTGCTTCATGGCGGATCCCTCCTGCGCGAAGTTGCGAGCGTCGATGCGACAAGCGGGACTCGATGTGATGCCTGCGGAGAACAGCGTGTTCTCTGGAATCCAGACAGTTGCAGAGCGATTGACGTTCGACAAATTGGATCGACCGCGACTGTCAGTTCATCGGAGTTGTTCAAACTTGATCAGAGAGTTCGGATCGTACGAATGGATGAGTCGGCACGATGGCACTCTGAAAGAGAGTCCGAAGAAGGAACAGGATGATTGCCTTGATTCTTTAAGGTATGCTATGGTTGAACTATGCGGAATACGGAAGTCGCCATCCATTCGGAGTATCGATCATGGCGGTCTTGACAATAGGTACAAAGTAGATCCACTGCACGATGAACGATTGTGGACGGAGATGTGAATATGCTCGGATTCAATCGAGGCGACAAGGACGAGAACAACAACATCAATGAGAAGGCGACTGATCGCCTTGCATACATGAGAGCAAGCGTTCCCGCATGGGAGAGGTCTGGCATAAGCAACACACGATCTCGATCATACGCATCCTTGATGGAGAGATTCAATGGATGGGTCTACGCTTCCGCAATGATCAACGCCAGAGCGATTGCCAGTCAGACTCTGAAATTGTATACAATCAAACCGAAGAACGGAGCGAAGGCGATCACTGCGACGAAGAGTGTCAGCAATCAAAAGCAGATGCACTTGAGAGGCGAACTTGAAAGCAAGCCATCGTCATTCGTGCAACGCAAGGCAATTCAAGGAGATATCATCGAGGTCTTGGATCATCCTGTTCTCGAACTGCTTGACAATCCAAGTCCAGAGATGGACGGATATACGCTGACAATTCAGCGAATGCTCAATCTTCAACTCACTGGGAATGCGTACTTGCATCCGATCATCTCTGAAACACTTGGAGTACCGATCGAATTATGGAACATGCAGAGCGATCTTGTGACTATCATTCCCGATGGTACGATGGATCTGGTCGAGGGGTATGTCTACGGCAAACTCCCCACAACGACTGACTTCCGCAGAGATGAAGTGTTGCACGAAAAGCAACCGAATCCATCTGATCCGTTCTATGGAGTCGGATGGGTCGAGAAGGCGATCACAGCAGTTGATCTCCTCGCTTCAATGGACAAGTACGAGCAGGATGTTCTTGACAATCAAGCACGACCAGACTGGATGGTCATGGTCAAGGATCATCTGACAGACTCGCAGTATCAGCGATTGATGCAACAGATCGATCGAGAACTCGGTGGTCGCAAGTCTGGAAGCCGTCCATTCATCTTTGAGAACGGTGTGTCGGCATCTCCGATGAACTTCAGTCCACAGGACTTGGCGTTCGATTCTGGCGAGATGCGGAAGATCGAAGTCATCTCTGCGATCTCTGGCGTTCCCGTGACGATGCTCAAGGCGAATGATCCGAATCTGGCAAGTAGTAGAGAAGGTTCAATGAATCACTTGAGAAATACAGTGATCCCATACTTGACACTGGACGAAGGATTCTTGAACAGACAACTCTTGCCGATGTTCGGACAGTATGCGGAGAATCTCTTTGTCGCATACGATGATCCCATCACGCAAGATAGACAGATCCAAGCGTCGATCGATGCCAGTGATATATCCGCAGGCATTCGGACTCGCAACGAGGTACGTCTTGAAAGAGGGCTTCCGCCAGTGGATGGCGGTGACGAGTTGATGATTGCAATGGGTCAGATGCCGATCGACACTGCGATTGAACAAGCGAGGAATCCTGCACAAGTATTCGGAGCCTTCAGCGCGTCGCCTGCTGAGATCAAGAACGAGGCAGAAGATGAGGAGATTCTTCAACTGCCTGCATTGCCAGAAGTCGAGGAAGTTGAAGAAGATCATGACAAATGTTGTGACTCGCCTGCTTTTGAAGTGTCACAGAAGATGCTATTCGACTCATCTCGATCGCTTGCAGGAGCGAAGCGCGTTACAGTCGATCGACTAAATGAAGTATATGAAGCGATGCTCTCAGGCAACGCAGGAGCGATCGAACAATTCGAGCGTGGCTTGACCGAGTGGATGGAACTCCGCATCGGTCGCCTAGTCGATTCTGGATTGCTCATCGATACGATGTTCGATGCAGATTCACAACAAGAGATCGAGCGATTGTCGAGCGAGTTTATATCTTCTGTGTCCATGCAGGGAGGACAGCAGGCACTCGATGAACTCGGAGTCGAAGTCGAATGGAACTTCCTAGATCCTTCGATTGACCGATTCTTAAAAGACTACACTTCAGAACTCGCAGGATCAATTCTTGAGGGTACGAAGCGAGATGTCGAAGCGAGGATCGATCGTGGCATTCGCGACGGTCTATCAACTGACGACATAGCAAGGAACATTCTGGATCTGACTCAAGAGGGAGCAGACGGTGTTCCAACTTTGAACAGAGCGCGGATGATTGCAAGAACAGAAGTCGCAACGATCCACGAACAAGCACGATTGCAGGCATGGGAAGAAAGCGGAGTCGTCAAGGCGAAACAATGGCAAGTATCTGCGGGAGCATGTCCATTCTGTCAAGAACTCGGCAGGATGCGACCAGATCCGATCCCACTGTCGGAGGCTTTTATCTCTGGCGGGAAGCCCATATCCGCAGGCGGAAAGACGATGAGAACATACAAGGCAATCAAAACAGCACCACTTCATCCCAATTGTCGTTGTGGAACGATCGAGATTTTGACGGATGAGGATGTCACAATAGATGAGAGGAAGTTATGAACAACGAACGAACAGAATTGAAAGACTTCACGGTCAACGTCACAGCAGACATAGAGAGCAGGACTTGTATCTCTAAGATCTCCACAAGTTGCGTCGACGAGGAAGGAGAGGTCGTTCTTCCATCTGGGATCCAGACGACGAGATTCACAAAGGGTGGCGGGACTGCATTCTGGAATCATGACTACGGTGATCCAGTCGCATCGACTCGATGGCTTGAGTTGACAGATGATGGAATGGTGGCGAGTTCGTACTTTCCACCACGACCAGATGGACATGTCGGAGAATGGCGACCAGATACCGTGTTATCACTTGTCGCTTCTGGATTGTGCAATGGCGTATCAATCGGATTCTCGTACATTGAAACAAGAGAGCCGACTGCGAAGGACAAGTCAAGATTCAAAACAACAGGCAACGAACTTCAGCGAGTGATCTCAAAGAGTCGCCTGCTTGAGTATTCGTTCGCGCCACTTCCAATGAACGAGGACGCTCTTGTCATGGCAGTCAGCAAGGGACTCATCCGCAAGGATGGAACGATCAACGAAGATGCAGTCAAGGCGTGTCGGCTAGGATCAGAAGCCAAGATCGAACAACGCTCACTCCGACTGGATCGAGCGAAGGCTCTGCAACTTGATCCCGCGAAGATGACACGACTGGTCATAGAACGACTACAGGGTCGAGTATATTGACTCGCTTTTGTATATTAGAGGCATAGTTTGTCGCAAGAATTGAAGCGAGCCGAAGCGAACGCGAGTCGGATGCGATGTTGGAGCAAGACAATTCAATCAACTTTTTACTTTTTAGGAACATAGAACAATGAATCGCAAACAACTAATCAATCAGATTCGCAACTTGAGCCACGCTCAATGCGATCAACTCGGTGTATCTGCGCCATTCAAGGGTCAGGCATCCTTGAAGATGGTCGAAGCATGGCTCGGTGATGCTACGCTACTCGACGCAGATGGGAACGCTCTGGAACTTGAGAACATCTTTGCTGACTCTGATCCCGCAGAAGTCACTCTGCACAGTGGAATGCCTGCGGAAGAAGAAGCAGAAGAAGCAACAGAAGAAGCAGTCGAAGTCGCAGTCGCTCCAGAGGCAGACATGGAAGCAATGATCAAGCGATCAGTCCAGTCCGCGATGGGCAAGTCAACACGACTCGCGCTTCCTCGCACTTCCGTTTCAATCACTTCAGATGCAAAGAAGTCTAAGCAGTTCGGCACTGGATACGATCAGCACTTGGCAGGTCAATGGATCGGTGCAAAACTCTTGAACATTCCAACTGCTCAAAAGTGGTGGAACAGTAATGGAATCAAAGCACAGAACGAAGGCACGAACAGCGCAGGCGGTTACTTAGTGCCAGATCCACTTCAAGACGCAATCATCCGAGTCCGTCAAGACGCGGGAACTTGTAGAGCAACAGCGCAAGTCTATCCCATGTCAAGCGACACTCTGAACGTGCCAACTTTCACAAGTGGCTCCACAGTGAGTTATCCAAATGAAGGATCGGCAATCACAGAGTCATCCGCAGTATGGGGATCCGCAAACTTGGTCGCAGTAAAGCGAGCATGTTTGATGAAATGGTCGAACGAACTCGGCAGTGACTCAGCAGGATTGTTTGATCTCGCAGGCGTTCTCTCTGAGTACATGGGCGAAGCACTCGCAGTAGAAGAAGATAACTGCTTCATCAATGGCGACGGCACTTCAACTTATGGATCCGTAACAGGACTCAAGAACAAGGCGCACTCCTTCGTCACAGGCGCAGGAACAACGTGGTCAGACTTGACACTCGCGAATCTCGCATCGACTGTCGGAACACTTGGCGACAAGTATCACAGACGAGCCTCATGGATCATGAGTCGTCAGTTCTTCTCACAGGTTGTCTTGAGAGTTATTGCAGGAGCAGGCGGAAACACTATCGACTCACTCGGTATGGGAGCAACTGGATCACAATTGCTCGGATATCCTGTGTTCTTCAGTGACCAAGCACCGACCACAACTGCTGTCGATATCGACTCTTGCTACTTCGGTGACTGGGCAGGTGGCGTAGTGTTCGGAGATCGCAATGGAATTGATATCGCGACAAGCGAACATATCAACTTCGCAGAAGATCAAGTCAACATTCGTGCAACTTCACGATATGACATTCAAGTTCACGACGGCTCTGCCTTCGTAGCACTAGCAACCGCTTCCTCTTAATCGAGAAAGCGATGAGTATTCGGTGGGGTCGGGCTTCTGCCCGATCCTGCCATCATGCTCGACAATCAAGGAACAGCAATGGCAACAAGCACAACTGCAATCACAACACTCCAAGCAGTCAAGCGATATCTCAGATTGACCACGACTTCAGACGATCGGTTGCTCGTTGAACTTCTTGACTCTGCGACAAATCGGATCGAGGCATTCTGTCAGCGATCCTTTGTCACGAAGTCATACAAGTCTTTTGTCAATGGGAGTGGAACAGGCACTCTATCACTTCCGAACTATCCAGTCACAGCAATCAGGCGACTTGGATGGAGTCGCAAGAACGCGATCACAATCAGCGCGACTACTTCCTCGGATCTTCGAGCGACAGCAGAAGTGCAAGACGACTCGATTGTTCTCAAGCGATGGGATTCAGCAGGAACAGAAGTCGCAACGACTTTGACTTTTGCAAGTTATCTGACAACATCATTGATGGCGACGCAGATCACAGCAACTACAGGATGGACAGCGACAGCAGATGCGACCGTGATGTGTGACGAGTTGATGCGACAAGGCGGTCAAGATGCTATCACGACAGATGCAAAGGTCTTTTATATCAACAGCACAGATGGTGAATATCGTGTCGACGAGGATTCTGGACGGATCGACTTGCTCGGTTCGCAGTCAGAAGCACTCTGGTATCCGTCGGATCCGAACGCAGTATCCTTCCCGCGTGGAAGTCACAATATCTACGTGGATTATGACGCAGGATATGGTCAAACGAGCGTACCGAAGGCACTCCAAGAGATAGCATGGGAACTCGTAGCGACTGCATATCATGGCGGGAAGCACGATCCAACTATTGCAAGTGAGTCGCTTGATGGATATTCGTATTCGACAAGGAACGCAATGGAACTGAGGACAGACCAGATGACACGAATGGCTCCATATAGGCGGAATGCTGAATGAGTTTGTCGGGATTGATCCAGTCACTCGGAGTGAGTGTCGACATTCACACAGTCACTGAAACAGTCGACGCAGGCGGATTCCCCATTCGCACATATGCTCTATCACAAAGCGGAGTCGAGTGTGCAATCTTCCCCACTTCAGCAGATTCAGTAGTTGAGGGAGGACGACCAAGAGGCAAGATCACAGCGAATGGATATCTGTTGCCGAGTATCACAATCAATCATACTGATCGGATTGTCTTTGAAGATCCAGACACAGGAACGACTCGGACTTTTGAAGTCACTTCTGCAAGACGTTCGCTCATGCTTCACAAAGATAATCACATGCAAAAGCGAATCGTGGATCTTGTGGAGATCGAATAGATGGGCGTGAAGGTCGAACTACAATTTGGAGAATTTGAAAGCAAGTTTTTTGATGCAGTTGGTGATGAAATGGTCAAGGCGGGAATGATATTCCGAAGGAACTTGTCAACGGTGTTGCGAACATCAGGAAAATCCCCGCCACCATCGCCAGACGGTTCATATATTCCGTATAATCAAACAGGAACGCTTGCAAGATCATGGATGTCGAGCAAAGGCGCAAAATTTGGCACGAAAACAATCACGGTTTCTGTTGGAACAAACCTAATGTATGCAAAGTTTCTTGTTCAAAAGACAGGTAAGGGAAAGCGAAATTACATCAGCGAAAAACTTGCGTGGCGAAGAAAAACAAAAAGAATGATGTTGAAGCGGTTGGATGCGAAGCGTCTGATCGCGTCAGCCATTAAAAGTCTTGTAACTTGGGGAGTTTGAGATGAGCCAAGATATCAAAACAGCAATCTACACAAAACTCACAACAGACCAGTCGGAAGGGTCATTGTGGGATCTAGTCGGTGGCAGGATCTACGAGATGGAAGGCAAGGACGACGCAGATCTTCCATTGCTAGTCTACGAGGTCACATCCTCGCCAGTGCAGGGTTTGTACAATGGGACAATCATTGTGAAGGCACAGGTCGTGTTCACAATCTACGGACACAGGCGACTCGGATCGGCAAGCATTGGAACGATCGAGGAGAAGTTGTATGACTTACTCAAAGACGTTGAACTTGCACCGAGTGGATACGATAGAGGAGTGGTCGTGGCACTGGATCGAGATCGGAGAACTGTATTCGACGAGATCATTGCGAGCGAGTCGGTCTATTCAGTGGAAGCAACTTCAACAAGTTAAAGGACAAAAACAATGGCAAGAATAGTTGGAAACGAAGGGTCAATGACATGCAGTGGTCATGGTATTACTGCAAACGCATGGTCAATGTCAATTAGTAGGGTTGTCAATGATGTCACAGCATTTGGTGATGCGACATCTTCTTTTAGGGGTGGACTTCCCACATACACGGGAAGCATATCAGGATTCATGGATGATGGTACTGACCCGAATTTGGGTTCTGCTGAATTTACAACAGGTTCAACAGTCGATATTGTATTGATAGCATCGGGAGGTAATACATACACTGGAACTGCTGTCATATCAGGTGCTTCGATAAGTACATCAAAGACAGGCGAGGCAACAATATCGCTTGATTTCTCATTCACAGGTGTTGTTACTGAAGCATGGTCTTAATCTGTGCTATGATTCCCGCATGAAACATGAACGAATCGAAGTACCGATCCTCGATGGAGAATCTGCATGGCTTGATCGACTCACGCCACGCCAGATGATCGCCATCGGGGATCGCTTATGGTCGGAACAACGCAAGCGACTCATCCAAGACATGAAAGATGCAGAGGTCGAATCGGCAGAACGAATGTCGGCTCTGCAACAACACGACAACAAGCGCGGACTAATGAGCGAGATCGTACATCACGCGATCGTCTTGCATGGCTCTCTGGACATTATCGAAGAAGCGTCCAAAGGCAAGAACGCGGAGAACGCGGATGGCTTGCCAGACAACTTCAGCGGATCGAGTGAGGATGCGATGAAGATCGCGCTGTCGCTCATCGGTGCAGAACTTGACTCTGATTCAGGGTCACAAACAAAAAAAAAGAAGTAGAGAAGCGACCACGATGGGTCACAAACTCTGCGCTCCTCTCACAATACTTTTCAGGGTTCGGAGATCCTATGGACATCCCGATCGACTTGTTCTTGCTCCTGCTCGATAGAATCAGTTATGTTCGACAGTTGGATTCGGACGCTCCGATGAGCGATCGAGAACTCGTCGAGTTCACTGCTCACTTCAACTCACTGGAAGAATAGAACAATGGCAGAATCAATCGGAAAGATCACAGTAGCAATCGAAGCACAGACGGCAGAACTGCAATCGGGACTCCAGAAGGCAGAGCAAGAAGTCAAAAAGTCAGCCGACGAGATGGCGAAGGGTCAGCAAAGTCTTGGAAAGAAGATATCTGGGTCATGGACGGAGATGGCATCGAAGATAAGCGTATATCAGCAAGCACTCGGAGCCGTCGGAGATGCCGTCGATGTTCTGTCTGAAACATTCTCCATCCTTGGTGACGAAACAATGGCATCCCACGACAAGACGATCGCTATCTTTGAGTCGATGGAGAGTTCTGGGATTCCCGTCGTGTCGGAGTTGTTCGGTATAGTCAATTCTCTTGGACGCGCCTTCACTGATCTTGGAGAGATTGAAGCAGACATCTCACAACTTGAAGCCACTATCGCAAAACAGAAGCAGACAATGCTCGTTCTCAAGAATGTCAAGTTAGGGACGAAGGCATTGCGAGAACAATATCAAGTGACTCAGATGCTTCTACAGGCAGAAAAGCAACGCGCAAAGGGAGAGAGTGGTATCGAAGCGCAGTACGAGGCAGAGCGTCGCCAGATGACTGCAAACTTCAATCTGCAAAACGAGGCACTTGAGGAATCTCTGAGGAATCAGGGTGTCGGAAAGATCATGATCCTCAACATACTAGAAGAACGGAAAGAAGCACAAAAGAACATGCTCTCCACAATCGAGGAGAAGGAACGAATGGCTCATGACAATTGGGTCAAGCAACAAGAGCAGAAGAAGCAAATGGAGAAGGATCGTCTTGATGCAAAAGTGTTGCAAGCACAAAGAGCCGAGGAACGAATTGCAAACAAGACAATGGACTTGCAAAATAAATTGTCAATCATGGAGGCGAAGCAGGCAGGGAACGAGGACAAAGCGAGGGAACTTGCTATCACTTCACGATACGAGAAGATGAAGCAAGGCGCGACAGAAGCGCAGAAGTTGATCATCGACCAGATGCAAGCGATCGAGTTGGCATCTGGAGGAGGAACAGGAGCCACAA